CCTTTTGAAAAGGCAGTTACTGTTATGCAACTGGACGAGCCTAATAAGGCTATGATGGAAGCGGCTGGATACAAAAAAGGTGGCTCAGTTAAATCTTCAGCTTCTCGTCGTGCAGATGGCGCGGCTCAACGGGGTAAAACTAAAGGACGGACTCTATAATGATGAAATCAAAAATGATGGCTAAAGGCGGCATGATGAAGAAGATGGCTGGCGGCGGTATGCACAAGATGCCAGATGGCAAGATGATGAAAGACTCAGCCATGAAGAAAATGGCTAAGGGTGATATGCCTGAAGCTCTGGCTAAACACGCTGCTAAACCCGCTTCCAAAGCCCACGCTGGTCTTAAAGCTGGTGGCTTTGTTCGTTCTGCTGATGGAATTGCTCAACGCGGTCGTACCAAAGGCAGGTTGCTTAACAAGGGTGGACGGATTATCTAATGCTGCCAAGTCGTGGGATGGGTGCTATTAGCCCAGCCAAGATCCGTAAGATCAAGAAGCGTGATGGCAATGAGCCTGTTACGTTGTATAAGAACGGTGGAAAGGTTAATGCTGCTGGTAATTACACAAAGCCTAGTTTGCGTAAGCAGATTTTGTCTCAAGTAAAAGCCGCAGCAACCCAAGGAACAGGCGCAGGGCAATGGTCTGCCCGTAAAGCACAACTTGTAGCCAAGAAGTACAAGGCTGCAGGTGGGGGGTATAAAGATTGAAAGCGCCACAGCAATCCTTGAAAGATTGGGGTAAGCAAGACTGGACTACTAAAAGTGGTAAAAAGTCTTCTGATACAGGTGAGCGATACCTTCCAAAGGCGGCAATAAAGTCTTTAAGCCCAGCAGAGTACGCAGCAACCACCCGTGCAAAACGTGCAGGTAAAGCAGCAGGTAAGCAGTTTGTGGCTCAACCCAAGACTATTGCAAAGAAAACAGCGGGGTACAGATAATGGCTAAGACACCTGCATGGACGCGAAAAGAAGGCAAGTCTGAGAGTGGTGGCTTAAACGCCAAGGGTAGGGCCTCGTATAATAAGGCTAATCCAGATAAGCCCGGGCTAAAAGCCCCGCAGCCAGAAGGTGGTAGTCGTAAGAAGTCATTCTGTGCGAGAATGTCTGGGATGAAGAAGAAGTTGACCTCTGCTAAAACAGCGAACGATCCAGATAGCCGCATAAATAAAAGCCTTCGGGCATGGAAATGTTAGATGACAACTTCGAGCGTTACAACATTTAATCTTGACCTTAATAATATCGTAGAAGAGGCATTTGAGAGATGCGGCGCTGAACTACGTAGTGGTTACGATATGCGTACTGCGCGTAGGTCTTTGAATCTACTAATGCTTGAATGGGCAAATCGTGGAATTAACCTGTGGACTATTGAGCAGGGCCAGATAAACCTTGTAAACGGGCAAATATCCTACGCAATCCCTACAGACACGGTAGATCTACTAGACCATGTAGTTCGGACGGGTACTGCGTCTAACCAGCAAGATATTAATATCAGCCGTATTTCAGAGTCTACATACTCAACCCTGCCTAACAAGAACGCTAGTGGTCGCCCGATACAAGTTTGGGTCAATAGACAGACTGGGGTCCCTAGGTCTACTGCAAATACTACGTTGTCAGCAGGTATAACAGCAACCGCAACAACAATCGACGTAACATCTGCCGCCAGTCTCCCCTCAGTTGGGTTTATCAACATTGGGTCAGAGACTATTACGTACCAAAACATCGTTGGAAACCAGTTACAGTATTGCTTCCGGGCACAGAACGGGACTACAGCAGCAGTACATAACACCGCTGCACCGGTAACAAGTATCAACTTACCAAATATAAACGTATGGCCTACGGGTGATGGCGGTGGTCCTTACACCTTTGTGTACTGGAGACTACGTAGGATGCAGGATGCGGGTGACGGCAATACAACCCAAGATATTCCATTCAGACTACTACCGGCACTTGTTGCTGGGCTTGCAGTTCAGTTAGCGATGAAGTTGCCTAATGGCATGGAAAGGCTTCAGATGCTTAAAGCAATGTACGATGAGCAATGGATGTTAGCTTCTGATGAAGATCGTGAAAAGGCTCCGATAAGGTTTGTGCCTCGTCAATCGTTTAATTACTAGGCGGGTACATGCCTTCTAAGTATGCGTCAGGCAAAAATAGTATATCCGAGTGTGATCGGTGTGGGTTTAGGTACAAGCTAAAAGAGTTAAGACGACTAATAATTAAGACTAAGAACGTAAATATTCTAGTCTGTGGTAACTGTTGGGAACCAGATCAGCCGCAGTTGTCTCTAGGTCTGTATCCTGTATCTGATCCTCAAGCGGTGCGTAATCCAAGACCAGATTTAAGTTACTATGCAGCAGGTAGTACTGGGCTACAGATAGAAGAGCTTACTAGCCCTACCCCAGCAGAGCTTGCTGATCCTATGGCTAGTGGGGTACAGAGTATGGGTAGTCGTATAACCCAGTGGGGGTGGAACCCAGTGGGGTTAAATAATGTGCTAAACTTACCGAATGTTAACAATGATCTAATATCAGTTGGCGCGGTTGGAACAGTAACTATAACAGTAACCTAAAGGAGCATATCATGGCTAAAGGTGGAAAGACTAACGAGCAAATGAAACAACTAGGTCGTGGCCTAGCTAAAGTAGCTAACCAGAAGAAATCAGTTCGCAAAGTACCTGTATCAGTTCCTAAACCCGGTATCTAAGGAGTATAGAATGAGTGAATTTAACTTTTTCCCCGGGGATACAGCTAATCCTTGCGAGAAGTATACCCAGCCAAAGCCATATAGCGTAGACCTCAAGAACAGCAGCTACCCTAACAACGTGGCTAACACCCAGACTGAAAAGACTCGTGGTACTGGTGCAGCTACTAAAGGTAAGAACCACGCTAGGTTAAAAGTCGGTAAGTAATGAATTACGCTGAGCTCTCTTTAGCAATCAAGGGATACTGTGAAAACACGTTCCCAGAGACGATCTCGACGTTTACAACGGCAGATCAGATTGCTACGTTTGTCAGAAATGCTGAAGAACGGATATACAACTCTATTCAGTTTCCATCGCTTAGGAAGAATGTAACTGGGGTATTAACCACTAGTAATAAGTACTTATCAGCCCCCTCAGATTTTCTAGCGGTTTACTCAATGGCGGTGATAGACGCAGACGGGATATATTACTTCTTGCTTAACAAGGACGTTAACTTTATTAGAGAGGTGTTCCCTAACCCAGCTAATACGGGTCAGCCTACGCATTACGCTCTGTTTGGGCCTACGACAACGAATACAAACCCAGCCGTTATAACAAATGAGTTGAGCTTTCTTCTTGGACCAACTCCTGATTCGGCGTATGACGTAGAGATGCACTACTACTACTATCCAGAGTCTATAGTCACAGCAGGCACTACTTGGCTTGGAGATAACTTTGATCCAGTACTGTTGTATGGGTCATTGCTCGAAGCTGTTGCTTATATGAAAGAAGAACCAGAAGTATTGTCTACGTACCAGAAAAGATACGACGAAGCATTAGCAATGGCTAAACGTCTGGGTGACGGCATGGAAAGACAAGATGCCTACCGATCTGGACAAGTGCGAATAGCCGTAACATAACAGAGGTCCTAAGTGGCACTAACCCAAACATTATGTACGGTGTTTAAAACTAACCTGCTAAGTGGGTTAGAGGACTTTAATACCGGTACGATTTACACATATAAAATTGCCTTGTACACTGCGACTGCGGCATTAAACGCAGATACACTTGCTTATACAGTGGATGGGGAAATTACTGGGGCTGGGTACACGGCAGGAGGTGAGGTTCTAACTCCAACGGTTCCAGCTAGTAGCAGTGGTACAGCGTATGTAACATTTGCCGATGTGCTTTGGGACCCCGCCCAGTTTACTACAGCAGGGGCATTAATATACAACAGCACAACAGGGGCTGCAGTTGCCGTGTTAAATTTTGGTGGGGATAAGACTGCAACTTTAACATTCCCAATACAGTTTCCAACTGCGACAGCGACAACCGCAATTATTAGGTTTTCCTAAAGGAGTTTCAAATGATTTCAAACAAAGCTAAATCTGTAGACAAAGTAGGCGCGTGTGCTTTGCTAGGCGGGGCAACAACTTCCACTGCCGGTGGCGCTGGCGTATTCACGATCCAATGTTTTGGACAAGATGGCAAGCTGAAATGGGAAGAAAAGAACCCAAATCTGGTTGTTAACGTAGGGCTTAAA